TAGTGCGGAGCTGTGCAAGCAGGTTCGGCATGACTTCTTCCGTGGCATGTCTGTGCCATGGCACATCTGGTGGAAGGTGCAGTACTTGCACTCGTGCCATGCCGGGTCGTTGGATATCTTGCTAGCAGGGCGATCCGCAAAGATAACTCGCCTTGCTTTCTCGGTAAACATCTCGGCTTCTTCTTGTACGTACAACGTACACACACTGGTCAGATCACGAACGCCAGGAGAAGCCGCCGTTAGGTAGTGCTTCTTCGTCCCGAAGTAATGCATGTAGATCTGCGCTTGCGCGTAGTAGATGTAGTCCCAGTTCTTAAGCGCGGTATTCTCATCAGCCATCCGCAGCTTCTGAAGTTTCTTGAACTTGTTTTCATTGATGACCTTGCATTCCCAAACGTAGAGTTCGTCGGGGTCTTGCAAGAGTCCGCTGATGAGTCCGTCGCAATTGCCACGGAAGTGTCCGCCGAGCGCCTCGAACGAGTGCTGAACACCGGGTTCCTTTTCCGTGGAAAGATTCACGCCCTGCACAAGGCGGAGCATGTCTGCAACTACCTGTTCGCCCCGGTGTCCATCATTGATCCGGCGCAGTCCTCCGGCTTCGATGAACCCGCGCTTGACCCAGCGGAAGTTCAGCCAGAGTTTCCGCTCGCAGGGGTCACCCACAGCGGATGCCCCAAGATAACCCCGAGGGTTGTTCTCCTGCAAGGATTCCATCGCGGAGTCCACTGCGCGGAGAGTCAAATCGTCAAAGTCTGGAATCTTAACCATAACCCCTCCGAAGGGAGGCGCAACACCCGGTAGTACTGGGGTTGGGCAGAGGTATATGCCCCCAGATGTCGCGCCTCTTTACTTACTTCTTATGACGTTCCCAAGGCTTCGGCGCAGCGCCCGTCTGGGCGGGTGCCGGAGCCGCAGGGGCGGCAGGGGTTGAAGCACCTGTCGGGTAGTATGCCGCACGGGTTTCAAGATTACCCATCTTGTTTTCCTTGTGCGTGATCACGACCTTCAGTGGCTTGAAGTGCAACTGCTCCGAGTCATCCGGGAGCGCGCTGAAACCCAGAGCAGCACAGATGTTGCTCAAAGTTTTGCGAGCGATCTTGACGGTCGTCTCGTTCTTGTTGAACAGGTTGACCCGCTCCCAGTACTTGCGACCCACGTACTTGGGTCCAAGAATCTCCAGCTCCAGCCAGAGGTACTGACCGTCGCCAGCCTTGGTGTCACGCAGATCCGACTGCACGATCTGCATCGTGTAGTCACCCACCGGCAGGATCTCCGGTGCGCCGTCGCTGATGTTCTCAAAGTCAGCAGGATTCAGATTGAGTTTAGCCATTTTAATTAACCTCCAATTACATTGTTCATAGCGTTGCTGAGAGCATCAGCAAATTTGGTGTAGTCGAGCGGAACCGTATCCGGCAACGGCCAACGAGACTTGGCCTGCCAGCCCGGACGCTCTTGCGTGTACAGCACTCGGTTACCGTTACCGACAGCGCGGGTCACCTTCTGGTTGAAACCCACATCGCTCTTCACGGTCGAGTACTGCTGGTTCGCAAACATCAGGATGTCGCACCACTCGGCAATCAGGCTGGCGCTGCCGTGATGCAGGTCCAACTGATAGCGGTCGTACGGATCAGCAAGCGGATCATCGAAACGCTTGACCTGAGTGTGTGCCAGCAAGATGACCTGCATGCTGTGTTCGTTACGCAAGTAATCGAGCGCATCCAGAATCTGACGCCAGTAATCAGCAGCCGCCTTGTATCCACGACCGTAGCCGATGGCGTCAATCGTGGCGACGTTGTTGTCCTGTGCGACTTTCTTGTGAACCAGTTGCTCAGCCCAGTCAGCACTGTCGATGACGACCGTGTTGAACTCGTGCTTCTCGCTGGCCAGTACACCGATGCACTCCAAGATATCTTCGAACTTCTGACAGCGCGGGAAAGCATCGACGTTGATGGCGTCGAGTCCCTCCTCGGTCTGAATGAAGACGGGGTTCGGCGCTTGCGCGGCAAAGGTAGACTTACCGATGCCGTGTGTGCCGTACACCACAATACGTGGCGGTCGTGCTACGCCTGTCTTTTTTAAACTACTTAGTGATATAGCCATTTCATCAAGCTCCTTGGACAATAGTTACAGATGTTTTCGCGGGTTTAACAGTGAGCGCACCAGCCAAGATCTTGTACAAGTGAGGCTCGTTGTTGGCGAGATACTTCACGCCAGTCTCGTCAAGCTCACGTACCAGTTTGACCGGATGCAGACTCGGGGGGATGTTGCGTGCAATGTCCTTATCGAACAGATCCCAATCGATCTTTCGAGTGACCTTGCCAGTGATGGTGATCTTGTAATCACCTACGTTGTGGGTCTTTGACCCTTCTTCTTTTTGCCCGAGCAGATCGATCAACTCTTGTTCCAGAGCGACCCGTCTGTTCGTGGCTTTCTTCTCTTCAGCCTTGGCTTCGAAAAGGTCTTCAGCGATTTCAATTTCAGTTCTCATTTCAGGGTTCCTTTGTTTGTCGTTAATGCCGACAGAAGAGATGCTACACCCCCTTGTGACGGAATGCAAGCGGTGGCATGATGTCACTATTCCAACATAGGAGATGACGGTGTGAATCAGCTTTTACAGTTCCTGCGCGATAATGACTTGACGCATCAGCAGTTCGCTGATATGTGCGACGTTGATAGATCTACGGTAACCAAGTGGATCAATGGCAAGCGGTCGCCCTGCGCGAAAGCAGTTGCCATCATCAACAGGAAAACGAAAGGCCAGGCGGCTAATATCGAAGACTCGCCTGATCTGCCGTATCACAAAAGATTAGAGTTCGCTTTGCTGCGTAAAGGTTTAACCTTCCGCGATGCGGCTCAGCGTCTTTACATGAGTCGTAATGCTGTGGCTCGGTACGTCAAGGGCGATGCCGTACCTAAATCAAGAGCGAAAGAGCGCATCCAAAAATTGTTGGGGGTCTAATGATTGACTTGGTTATATATGGCAAGCCCGTCAGCAAGGCTCGCCCACGCTTCGGTCGCAGCAAGAGCGGCAAGCCTGTTACGTACACTCCGCTCAGAACAAGGATGTACGAGCAGGAAATCAAGACGCTTGCTCAGGTTGCGATGTTTGGAAAGGAAATGCTAGAAGGTCCAGTTCGGGTCACGATCACTGCGTTCTTTGCACACAAGACAAAGACCGGGTATCACACATCGCGTCCCGATCTTGACAACATAGTCAAGTCAATACTGGATGGATTGAATGGGGTTATCTTTGAGGATGATGCTGTCGTTGCAGAGATCGTCGCCTCAAAGAAGTACGGGGAAGAACGGGTAGAGGTTCAAATCCAAAATGTCTGAGAACTACATGGAAGAGTATGGGCTGAAGCTGCTCGATGGCGGCTACAGACCTATACCAATTATGCCGGGAACCAAGCGCCCCGGTCGGTACGATGGCGAGAAGTGGGGCGAGCTTGCGCGCTGGACGGAGATCAATGCACAGCAAGTCCACGTAGATCTGTGGAGCAAGTGGCCAGGCTGCGGCATCGGAATCCTGACAGGCGAAGTCGTTGCCGTTGACATCGACATCCTTGAGCCAGAGGTTGCGATTGCTGTTGGCGAGGTGTTCCTGAAACATCTCGGACAGACGGAGCTGCTGCGTATCGGCAAGTCACCGAAGGCGCTGTATCTCTATCGGACCAATGAACCATTCACCAAGATATCGATGCAACCCATCGAAGTACTCGGTGTCGGTCAGCAGTTCGTGGCGTATGCGACCCATCCGGATACGGGTAAACCGTACGATTGGCCGTACTCTGCACCGCACGAAACGCCGGTCGATCAACTACCGCTCATCACCAAAGAGCAGATGCTCGCGGCATGTGAAGAAGCGTACAAGGTTGTCCCGCCCAACCTCAGAAGACGTAGCCTGACGACGACGGTCATCCCCGATAAGGATGCGAAGACCGCTCGCGATGGACTCGTCGGTACTCTGGCTGCGGTCGAAGATGCACTGCGCTACGTACCCAATCCCGATCTCACATGGGATGACTGGAACAAAATCGGTATGGCGATTTACTGCGCCACCGAAGCAAAAGGATTTCACATCTTCGACCAGTGGTCGAGGAACTCGGGCAAGTACAACCAGATCGAAACCTCACAGCGATGGGATCACTACAGCAAGTCTCCTCCCACCAAGATTGGTGCAGGATCGCTGTACTTTTTTGCACAGCAAAACGGATGGGTTCCGCCTCCGCACATTGATCTGAATCCGATCAAGGCGGTGAAGGTGGATCTCACCAACATTGACAAGCTGAATAAGAAGATCGTCCGTAGCACGCGGGAGAACTTCCCGCACGAGTGGTTCGAAAGTCCCTCGCTTGTGGGTCGCGTGACTCGCTGGATCAACTCGACCGCTCAACAACCGCAGCCCACCTTCGCACTCGTCAACACGCTTTGCATGTTCGGTGCGATATTCGGGCGTCGGTATGCGATGGCACATCTGAACACGCGCTGCAATCTGTTTGCGATTGCTGTTGCAAAGCCCGGTGCCGGTAAGGATCACAGTCGCCAGCGCATCAAGGAAGTCATGGCATCGGCTGGTCTTGGTCAGTTGATCTGCGGTGATCGCTTCTCATCCGGTGTCGCGATCCTGCGTACGCTGTTCGACTACCCGTCGCGCATCTCGCATCTCGATGAGATGGGTCTGTATCTACAGAGCCTGACTGCAAAGAATGCAGCGGGTCATCAGCGCGATGTCATCAAGACCTTGCTCGAAGTCTACTCATCGAGCAGTGGTATCTATCACGGTCAGGAGTATGCAGACTCGCGTGATCGCCAGCGGTACGACATCAATCAACCCAACTTCAACTTCTTCGGTACCACCACACCGCGTACGTTGAT